CCGCCAACATCCTGTTTTTAAGTCTTTCTGCTCTATCTCCTACTTGCGTAGCCCACTTTGAGTCCATCATTTCTTCAGCAGCACGTTCCCAATCGGAAACCTGCACAGCCTGAATAAAGTTTTTAAACTTACTAAGACGAGGATGACCTAAATTAAAACACATATTTGCTATTACTCGCTGACGATTATCACTTAGATTCCTCCACCAAGGCTCTTTCATATCCAATTCTTGACAAACAATTTCTATGTCATTATCTAAACATTCCCTGATTCTTTGCTCAGAAATAGGAGTACCTACTTGCTTTCCGTATTCTTCATCTTTTTTAGTTATTAAGTGTCCTACTCCTAAAGTCTCATAACCAAGATGATCTAAATAGATTTCATATTCAAATCCTTCATCAGCAATAAGCTCTTTCATTAACTGGTCTTTATCCATCGTCTTCTTCCTCGTCATCAAGACTTCTGTAATACTCAACAATCGCCAAAATATCTCTCGTATAACGCTTAATTTCTGCCATATTATTACTAATATTTTCATAGTCTTTGGTGGTCAGTGCGTAATAGGCTTGTTTGGGTGCCTTTCCTTCTTCAATCAGTTGCAGGTATTCTCTCATTATATCGGGGGTCAATATCTCCCAATCAAAATTAACCATCTGCATTTCCATAGGTAGCGGTGGATGAAACATAGGCGGTCTTTCTTCTATATTTACTACTTCTACGGGTTTAGTTTTAGCTCCTCCAAACTGAAACATAGAACAGCCACTTAAAGTTAGTAGAGTAAAAGATATAAATAGAATTCTAATTACTTTCATTTACTTACTTACGTTTTCGCCATCTTTTTTTTTACCCTTACCTTCAGGTTCTTCAGGTTTCTTATCAAATTGACTAGGGTCTGTAAGTTCTATTAGACCATCGAAAACACGCTTAGTCGCTTTATTAACTTTACCTTCCAGTAATTTAGGCTTTGCCATAGCAAGTGCATCTAAATCATGTCGAGCAAACGTCTGCTTGAGGGCGTTAACCTCACGCATATTGTCTTGATTCTTCTTAGTCAGACTATCTATTTGGGCGTAGGTCTTTTGTTGTTGTGCTAAATTCTTTTTAATCTGCTCATTCTGTTTAGTAATCTCACTCTCAAGCACAATAGCATTACCTTTTAAGATAGCAATTTCATCATTTAGACTACCGATCCAAACATAAGAGCCACTGGCTACCAGTAATAATGCTATACCTAAACCTATTGATAATTTCATTTATGCTCCTTAAAACCTTCCCCTGCCAATTTAGAGCAGGAGCAGACTGACTCCAGACCAACAGGGGTCGGCTAGTTTGCTAATGGATTCTTGTTTTCTTCTAATTTCCCAATATCTATAATAATTCTTTCTACATCATTTGTTAGACTAGCGATTGATGCTTTCATATCAGAAATTTTATCGCTGTTATCAGGTATTTTTATACTGTCTATTTGTTTTTCTAAGTATTCAACAGAAGTTTCTATACCAGCAAATCTCTCTTCAATAACTTGTTGGGCATCTTCTGTTTCACCTAACCCACCTATTTTCCTTTCTAAGTTCTCAAGCCTATTAACGTAACCTGCTCCTGCATAACCAAATCCTGCTAATGTACTTACAATAGTAACAAGGGCTATTACTTGCCCACCTTTTGATTTAAACCATTCCATATTCTTCTCCTATAAGTTGGGTTGTTGATTAATTAAGCTTTGCATAGTATTAATACTTGTTCTAGCCAACCCATAAAATGCTTCTATATTATCCGAGATATAAGCATCTCCATATATTACTTTGGATTCATACCACGTTTCCTGTTGTGGAATCTGTGCTTCCCTATAAGCATCAAAGCCTGGTACATACCCCAAAAACGCTACTAACGTGGATTCATCGCCGTATTTTCCTGTTTCTTCTTGTGTAGCTTGTCCTTCTTCTTGTTGTTCCTTAATGTTCTGGGCAATAATCTTATCTGCTATTTGATCTGCTTCACTAGCCGTCATCATACCTCCAATAGCAGTATCTATTTCGCCTTGCATATCGGTTACTTGCACATCTGCCATTACTATTTGTGGAGTTGAATCAAACGTAGGCATTGGCGTTATCACTGTGGTTACATTACTAACCGTTTGTGTGCTTCCCCCCATTCCGCTAGTTGAACCCATGTCCTGATTCAAACTTAGTACGGTGTTGGTCTGTACTTGGGCGGTTTGTATCTGATCCGAAATACTGGGAGAACTACTGGTAGAAAACCCACCACCAGATGCTGAACTAGCTACTGCTGTAGTAGTAGTGTTGCCCACTGAACCAGTTGTACCTGAAGAACCACCATAACCAGAGGTACTACCCCCTGAACTTGCAGAACCCCAGCCACCTGTGCGGGCTGTTGTACCTGCTGTAGTCCCTGAAACGCTATTAGAAGCTGCCTGTATGGTACTAGCAACTACGTTTAATTGAGTCGCAGTAATTCCTCCTTTCTTTTCTTCTTCCTCTTCTTCAGCTACTAAAGCTTCTCTTTCTTCTAAGATTTCTTCTGCTGCTTCCGCTATTCTTTCTTCTTCTATTGCTTCAAAGATTTCCTCTACTACTTCTTCTATAATTTCTTCTTCCGCCAAAAGTTCTTCCCTAAATTCTTCTTCTGCTTCTGCCAATTCTTCTTCATACCATTCATCCAGTTCTTCAATGGTTTCAAATTCTATATAGGCATCTACTTCTTCGTAGTTTGCTATTAAAACTGTTTCATAGAAAATGAAATCATCTAATAATTCTTCACTCGTATTAAAAGGTAAAGGATCGTGTTCAAACTCATCATAAGAAACTAGATAAATTTCTTCGGTGTATTCATAAGTTTCTACAAACACATCATAGGCATCCATCTGCTGATCTAAGTCATCCCAAGTCTCCAAGGGAGTGTCGTCCCAAACAATGTATCCCCCACTGTCAAATGACACCTCATTACCGTACCATTCATCAACTTGCTCCTGACCAAATTCCATAATGTCTATTTCATACCATTCAGCATCAGTGAAATACATATCTGCGTAGGGATCATCGTCAACCCAAATATCCTCTACATAGCCGTAATCAGTTGTGTCCTCTATATAATAAGTAACTACTGTATCCTGAACATAGCCATTACAAGTCGGAGAATACTGAGCATCTTCATCACATTGTTGAATACGATAAGCCGTAGCATAATTCGGACAGGCAGTATCGTATAAATCATTTAACCCACATTGTTGCGTTAAGTAGGCTTCTGCATAACCAGTGCAACTGGAATCATACAACGCACTTAAACCGCATTGTTGCGTTAAATAGGCTGCGGCATAACCAGTACAATCTTCATCGTATAAGGCACTGAGATCACACTGTTGATTGAAATAAGCTACGGCATAGCCAGAACAATTGACCGAAGTTAAAGGGACTGTTGCACACAGCGATTGATTGGTGCCATCGCCATACAAAGAACCGCCATCTTCCAATAAAGTATTCACCGCATTACTGCTGGAGTTCCAGTCGTAACTAACACAAGTTCCAGCTATGTTAGTCGTTCCTGTATTACATTCATCAAAGAAGTGGTAAGTATAAATCTGTGAGGTACTTCCTTGTTCCCCTATCAAGACATCATGAGAGATAATGTCTAATTCACCATAGCGAAACTCATAAGTGTCGTTGGGGTACAACCATACTTCTATGCTGTTATCGGAATTAGCCCGATTGTATTCCCTCATGTTATACCAGCCAAAAATAGTGTAGTCGTCAAAGGCTTTAGCTTTCATAGCCGAACCGCCATCTTTTATCAGGTCAGTCCAGAAGGGGAATAAGGTGTTAGTGTATTGAGGGAGGGGATCAGGGGTGTAATCCCCACAATAGCTACCTGTTAAATTAAAGTGCAGACAACCATTGGTAGCCATTCTCGCTTGGGTATAGTCATTACCATAAAAGGTAAAGGTAAAACCTAAATCAAAGGCTGGTGATACTGAATCATCATTTGAACCTAGTCCTGTAGAGCCTGATGGATTGGTTTGTAAATCGTATAAGTCTTGGTTGGCTTCATAAATGTAGTCAGCTTTAAGTTGATTAACACCTAACGCAAAAATACCAGCTAAAATTAAACTAGCTACTTTAGTTCGTTGCGTTTTTATTCCATTCATTTACGCAATCCCACCTACTTCTTTTAAGACCATCTAAGTCTCCTTGAACGTGCTTAGTGTCCTTACATTTTTTTACAAATTGCTTCCTTTTCATATCGTAATCAGGTCTGTCAGTTCTGTTTTCTTTCCAACCTGCTGATGCTTCCTTGCCAATCTTGCCCATATAAGGACAAGGCGTACCTGCCATTTCCATAGCCTGAAACACTCTTTCATCTTGGCAAAGAATTGATACCGCAGCTACTTTCATTCCCATATCGTAGATGTACTTACTCAGCTTTAACCTTTCACAGTTCTCATCCCTTATGGTTCTACCGCCAGAGATACCAAAAACCTGCCCTTGAAACGCACCTGACCTTCCAGTCGTACATAAGTCTTGTGAATAAGACATGATACTAGGAGCAATAGCAGATGCAGGAGGAGCCTTAGTTTCTATCTCCTGTTTAATTGTTTGCGTGGTGTTGGATTCGTTAATATTTCTGTTGGTATTATCAGACTTACTGTTATTTTCATTCCTATTCGTGTTATCAGTTTTTACATTAGAGTCAGATGTAGATTGATTCACATTGGTATTGGTATTGGTGTTATCTGAGGTACTGGTACTGGTATTGTTGTTCGTATTGTTATTCGTATTAACATTGGTATTACTGCTGGTACTGTTGTTCGTATTATTTGTTGTACTCGTATTGTTTGAATTAACTGTACTGTTGACTGTGCTGTTATTAGTGGATGTATTTACATTCGTATTGGTATTACTGGCTGTTGACGTATTTACATTCGTATTATTAGCAGTCGTTATATTGTTGTTCGTATTGGTTGCGGTACTGGTATTTACGTTGGTGTTATTGCTCGTATTGCTATTGACGTTGGTATTGGCATTCGTATTCGTTGCTGTCGTTGTCGTTGTATTCGTGTTGACATTGGTGTTGGCATTCGTGTTATCTGCTGTGCTGGTAGTCGTTGTCGTATTTGTGTTCGTGTTCGTATTGGTATTTGTGTTGACGTTGGTGTTATTTGTGGTCGTATTGTTAGTTGTGTCTAACGAATTTTGCTCACAAAACTCAGTACCAGCAGTACAGTCTGGGTTTTCAGGTTCGTTCTCTGCTGCTCGCAAAGAAACAGAGCCAAGAAGCCCTATACATATCCATATTACTGTAAAAAGCAATAACTTTGCTTTCATTTCTCCTCACCTTCTGCTCCTAAATTAAACTTATTAAAACACTAATTAATATCCAGCCAAGTAGTACATACACTACAAGGTTATCTGGTGTCATTTTTTACTTGGCTTATCTTTTGCTTTACCAATATTTAAAGCACATACATCAATGATCTTGTATAGTTTTCCTATCCATTTATCATCTTTTGGTGTAGGTGTAACAGCAGCTATTGCTGACGCAATAAATACTATTGCACTTATTATTAATGCAATCATTATTAACATAATTTTCCCCTATGGTTTAAAGACTCCCTGCTCAATAAGTCTTTCTCTATTTTTTAAATGAAGCTCTGCCACTTCCTTTTTATTCTGGGCTGAGTATGGAACGGCATGGTAACACTCGATCATGTCCTCATTTACATTCACATCATTAACCCAAATTTCTGCTATAGCCCTGCCAAATTTTCCTTTTGATTTTTTAAAAGTCTTAATGACTATTTTCTTTTTTTCTTGTACCTGTTCTTGGCTTAACCAATTCTCTAAGAATTTCTTTGCAAGTTTCCCCCTCGCCTTTTCATCCAAATCTCTTGTACGGCTTTCAGGGGTATCAATGCCAGCCAACCTAACACGAACAGCATGAAGGACGTTGAAGCCAAGATTAAGAACAATATCCACAGTGTCACCATCAACAACCTTTTTAATTTCCTGACACTTATATTCATACATTACTTCTTCTCTTCCCCCTTAAAACTCTTTGATGATCCACTAGTTCCTGCGTAAAGTCCAAACCAAGCGGCACCTGCACCTACTACTATAGATATTAAACCTGACTGCTCAAAGCTAGGCTCTGGCAATTCCATGAACCACATTACAGTATAGTAAAGTAGAAAAATATAGACTGTTAAAAAGGCTCTAGGGAATATCCGCCAGCTATCTACAGCTTGGGCTAAGAATATCCACTTCTGATGTGGGTTTTTCATACCCTCATCTTCCAACTCCCTAATTCTGTCTTTTAATGTAGATTTTTCCTGCAATAACTCCATGAACTTATTGAGATCGATCTCAACCTCGTTGCGGTCCATGTCTCCACCAAATCTTCCTGATTGGTCTCTGTCGCTCATCTCACAAATTCCAAATAGGCAGTTAATCCCAATAACATTGTATATAAGCCAAATATCAACTTATCTATTTTATCAAAACGCTTACTACCTGCTTCTAGTCTTTTTTCTATGTTCTCATAGCGTACCGCACAAATGTCTTCATGTGCCTTTAATTTGACATCTAAATTATCAACTGTTTGACTCATCTATTTTTCTGCCTTCTCCGCCATTTCATTAGCTTCTTCCATCGGTGTTTTATCCTTACCATTTTCTTTGGGTTCTTCTTCCACCACCACTTCCAATGAACTCTGATACAAAGTCAAAGCCGTTACTCTAATATCCATTTGATATTGTAAGGAAGCCATCTGTTCTTGAATCCCTTCAATTTCTTTTTGTAGATTTTCTACATAAGCTAATTTAGTAGTTATTAAAGGGTCTACGTCTACTTCCGTAGTCTCTACTGGGTCTACTGTTAGTTCTTCTTTCATTGTTTTTCCTGTACGTCCCAGCAATTCAAATTCGCTGCGACTGTTCTTCTCTCACCCTCTCCGAAGAAAGGATATACCATGTGCTGTAAGCCTGATGGGAACATATACTGTACCCCTATTTCTGGCTTAATCACGCAACTTTGTGGCGGAAACAGCCTGTCTGTATCTATTAGACTATTTCTGCCGTAGCTAAACGCTAAACAGCCGTCACTGTGTCCTGAATCGTTGTATAAACTGTACTCAGGTGTGCCTGATGTCGGCTGGTCTAAAATCTGTTGGGGTACTTTAGTCCAAGTGGTTGTCGAAATACCCATAAGAGTCTTAGTGCCGTGATCGTGTATAGGGTTATAGTCTCCCTCAAAACTATGCACCGACCAGAGTTCGTCTAAAGCTATCTGTTTATTAGTCTTGAACTTAACCCCTGTGGACTGGCTAAAATGATTGATATAGGTTGCTCCTAAATCACACAGATACGCCACATAGGGCTGAATACGCTCATCGTCAGTCGGAGGAATGTTTAGCTGTTCACCCTGATGGATTTGTCCCACTAAGGTTTTAGCTAGGGATTCCCTGTCCTCATCTTCCCGTAATTCATCCAGATAATCGTTTAAGCCGTCTACCAGTTTTTCAGGTATTTCTGCTTTTAGCATAAACAAAGCTGGCATCGTATAGATGTCCACTTCGCCTTGACCTTCTGCCCTTGCGTAAGCCATGCTTAACTAGGGATAACGTAACTTGGGTCGGGTACTGGATCGTCAGGGGGATTGGTAATTACGCTGTCGTACTGACTCGCAAATACAGTGTCCCAATGTGACGTAGGGCATAAAGCCGTCAATTCAGCTAAAGTCCAACTGCCTTCCGCTTTGGGCGTGAAGTTCACGTTGCCATCTTCATCACTCGCAGGGACTGTCACATTAAAGCTACTTTCGTAGTAAGTCGGGGGACTTGCACTTTTACTGCCTTGATTATAGGTCATGCCTAAATCCCACTGTTGTACCTTACTGTTTAAATTGTAGGGTATTGCTGTGGTTAGGGTTTTAGTTACTGCCATTTTTTACTCCTTATTATTAGTTATTATTATTTTCTAAATCTTCGACTTTTGCCGAGAGCTCTTGTATTGCGTTTACTAGTATAGGGACTAATTTTCCATAAGTAGATTCAAGCCTTTCAGGATTAGTTTTCAATACCAGACGCATATATTCTTCTGCGTTTGCATCTTGTTGTGCCTTATCCAGTTCTTGAGCAACAAAACCAATTTCTTGTACTCCTTCTTGCATACCATCACGCATAGCCCAATCAAACTTTACAGGTCGTAATGTATTGATAAACTCAACGCCTAAAGGCAATTCTTCTATATTTTCTTTATCTCGTACATCAGAAAGGGAAGAAATAGTTTGCACTTGACAACGAATTGACGAAACACTGCTATTACCCAAAGTTACTTCGTTAGAGGCAGTTGCTGCTGATGGGTCTGACCCATAACCAAGAGTAGTGTTGTTAGCACCAGTTGTAATAACATCTCCTGCACCTGTACCTACGGCTGTGTTATAACTAGCCGTTGTGTTTAATAATAAAGCATCAGCACCCACAGCAGTATTATTTGCTCCCGAAGTATTAGCTTCCAGAGCCTTTCTACCTAGACCTGTATTTCCGTTTGCCGTGGTATTAGAAGCTAAAGCACTTGCACCAACTGCTGTATTTATAGTACCTGTCGTGTTTGCTCCTAAAGCATTCTCACCAACAGCAGTATTATAACCAGCTGTTGTATTAGCATCTAAAGCACCATAACCAATAGCAGTATTTGAGGCACCTGTAGTACAAGACATTAAAGCATAAGTACCTAGAGCCACATTATTACTAGCCGAACTTATTACTTGTCCAGCAAAAGCACCCACAGCAGTATTATTAGAAACTGTAGAATCATTCAATGCGTTATAACCAACAGCAACACAATTAGCTCCTGTTATATTTGTTGCTAAAGCTAAACTACCGATTGCCGTATTATAAGCTGCTGTCGTGTTTTCATTTAAAGCACTTTTACCAACTGCTGTATTGTTTGCAGCTACATTATTTGCTAAAGCTGATTTACCAATTGCTGTATTATCTGATGTTGTCGCATTAAGTTGTAGAGCGTTGTGTCCCACCGCAACATTATTTGCACCTGTGGTGTTAGTGCTTAAAGCTGAATAACCAACTGCGGTGTTATATGAAGCAGTTGTATTAGCATCCATAGCAGCAGTACCAACTGCGGTGTTTTGTGCCCCTGTGGTATTATCAGTCATCGCACCACGACCAACTGCGACATTGTAATCTGCTGTCGTGTTTGCTGTTAAAGCGTTATAACCAACTGCTGTATTTTTATCCCCAGTAGTATTAGCATCTAAAGAATTTCCACCTGCGGCTAAGTTTTCTGTACCTGTCGTGTTTGCTCCTAAAGCAGCAGAACCAACTGCTACATTATCTGATGCTGTCGTATTAGCGTCTAAAGCACGTGTACCAACGGCTGTGTTATTTGCTCCTGTGGTATTTGCATACATAGAGAACCAACCTACTGATGTATTTGAAGAACCTGTGGTGGTTGATAGTAAAGCAGCATAACCGACTCCAACACTTTGTGTTGCGGTAGTCATCGCATATCCTGCTGCTCCACCTATCAAAGTAGCTTGTGAAAGATTCCCTGCTTGTCCTGCGCCTCTGCCTATCAGAGTATTATGTTCTCCTGTTGTGATTAGCTTACCCGCATTCCAGCCAAGTGCTGTATTGTAATCTGCTGTGGTATTTGCTTCTAGTGAACCTTCACCAACGGCTGTATTATATGCTCCGTCAGTGTTTGCTCCTAAAGAACTTGTACCAACTGCTGTATTAAAAGATGCTGTAGTATTAGCGTCTAAAGCACCTGCTCCTATTGCTGTGTTAGAACCACCTGTGGTGTTTACTGCTAAAGCATCTTTACCAACAGCTACGTTTGATGCACCTGTACTGTTAACCAATAAAGCACTTGCACCTACCGCAGTATTATTATCTGCCGTAGTCGTTGCACCGCCAGCATTGTCTCCAACAAAAGTATTAGCATCTCCAGTAGTTACTGCATCCCCTGCGGCATAACCCACAGCAGTATTGTCTGTTCCAGAACTATTAGCAGTTAAGGCTAAAGTTCCTACTGCGGTATTATCAGCAGCCGTTGTGGCTACTAATAAGGCTCCTGAACCAATAGCTACGTTATTGCCGCCTGTGGTTAAAGCACCACCAGCATTATCCCCTACTACAGTGTTGTCGGAACCAGTGGTGACCGCATCGAGTGACGCTTCCCCAATGGCTACATTGTCCGTACCTGTGGTTAGGGCTGTGCCTAAATTACCGCTACCGAGTCCTACGTTGCCTGTGCCACCTGTTAAATCTAAAACATCAGTAATAGCAGCACCACTTCCTGCTCCGTCAGCTACCACCATCTTGATACCGCCATTCGGTATTACGACATTGGCTCCTGTGCCTTGCGTAAGAGTAACTGCGTAACCTGCTGAATTCTGGATTATCCAGACTTTACTAACTGTGTTGGGTGCTAAAGTAACTGTGTTGAGTGCGGTAATAGACCCTGTTAGGGTTAATACCATACTTCTTGCTTCCGAATCTGTTTCACTACCATCAGGTATAGTAATCGTGTGGGAAGTTCCCGTGATCCCTGTTGAAGCACTACCGAAAGCATCCGCTATCAGCGTTAAATTCGTATTTGTTGTTGTACCCCATGTTCCGCTACCATCACCAGTAGCCATTTCGTTGAGTCTTAGATTATTTACGTACGTGCTTGCCATGTTTGTTCTCCAATAATATCATAACTTATTTATGCTGCAATGTCTGTCCAATTTGGGTCCTGTGTATCATCTACGGTGCCCCAACTTGGATCTTGAGAGTCACTTACTCCTGTCCAACTTGGATCTTGGTCATCATCAATAATACCCCATACTAATAACTGATTTACGTATCCTGTTCCATAAACTCCTGTAATTGTAACGGTTACATGGATAGTAACGGTTAAATCGCTAACACTTCCTGTTGCAGCCTCTCCTGTAATAGAAATTACATTAACTGTAACCGTACTTACACTGCCTAATGCCGATGTTCCTGCTACTCCCGTAGGATAAACATTAGCATCACCAGTAACTGTTTCATCGCCCTGGGAAACTGTGGAAGCTGTACCACTGACTCCAGTAATAGCAAAACCTGCCGCCAGCAGTGTACCTACTGCACCTGTTCCTGCAAGTCCTGTTTCGGTTACATTAGCATCACCACTAGCTGTCTCTGTACCGAGTGCAGTAGTTCCAGCCAGTCCTGTAACACTTACATTAGCAACACCTGTTGCTACGAGCGTTCCAACTGCTCCTGTTCCTGCAACCCCTGTTTCCGCTACAGTAGCTCCTCCTGTAGCAGTTACACTACTAACCGCTCCTGTTCCTGCAACCCCTGTTTCTGCTACATTTGCAGCTCCTGTGGCAACAACCGTACCGACAGAACCTGTTCCCGCTACGCCTGTTTCTACTACATTAGCATCACAGGTAACTGTTTCTGTACCTAACGCAGAAGTGCCTGCAAGCCCTGTAAGGGTTACAGTTACATTAACTACCGCAGGTTCGCCCCAAGGACCTGAACCCCAGGTACTTCGACCCCAACCGACAGCCATCGGCTATTCTACGCTATTCTAATAACAGCGTTACTTGCGTCTGCGGTTGGAAAAGTAATTGTGAAGCTACCTGCTGTACTGGTCTTATCACCACCAAAATCAAAGACTGCCACCGCAGGATCTCCTGAAGCCGTGTCATTGAAAATCATGCACCCTCTGGCCGTTATAGTAGCGGTACCAAAAGTTAAATCAGCAAAATCCGTGAACGCTGTCGTTCCCGATGTAGTTGGAGCCACTTTAGTTAAAGTACCTCCTTTTGCTGTGTAATTGGTTCCTGTTGCCTCTTGGTTAGTGCTATAAGCTGTAGTAGAAGCACTCATCGTAGCTGAGCTAGTATATAAAGCCAGTTTAAACGTATTACCGTTTGTCGCAAAGTTATGTACCGCCGTCATCAATTCACTTTTGAAAGACGTACACATTGCTTGTGTTATTGCCATTATAGTCTCCTAATAATGTTAGCTAGGTCTTTTTGACCCTGTTTCTCTAATAAATTACATATTGTACACATGTGGTTATTAACCGCTTCTTGCATATAATACGCAATCACTTTGTTGCATGTTTCTTTAAAAACATGAGCTTGTTCCCTTATGGGTGCAGGAGCCGTATCACTGATAGAAATTATTTTATCCGTTGCCATTTGAGCAACTTTTTCTATCGTGTGCCCTCTGTTCTCCGTTGTGGTAACACTGAGCTTTCCAACTTCTGTATCTGATTCAAATGAAAACATCAGTATTTTTCAGGCTCCACAATTCCTTCTTGTACTTGTCCGTCGTGCCTTCCCACTAATCCTATAGGAATAGCTTGTTGCTTTTCAACTTCTGACCACCTACAAATACTTATTTCATTATTAATTGTGTAAGTAACAAAAGGATCTTCTAATCGATGATACCCATACAATTTTTCTTGAATGGGTACGTCAGCATCTAAAAGACCAGACGTCAAAGCCACTTGGACAATAATACCTGCATCCATACATTTAGCCAACCAAAATTCACAACAACCACGTCCTTGTTCCGCAAAGTATAGGTTTCCCTTATAAGTAAAGTCGGCACCAAACATACTAACACCACCGACGTTGTTCCATAGGGCGAAAGCAATCGCGTAAGCAATAGTATTATTAAAGTATCCGCAGTCTAAATCTGTGACCACTTCTTTTATTGGATATTCAACTAAAGCGGGTACTCGTTGATCTAATTCACAGGTATAAATAGGATAATCAACAACGGGTAAAGTCTCCCTCATCATTACCGTCATGTTCCCTGCATCCCCTGTATCAAAAAAACGACTAACGGGATCCAACACAAAAGCTCTATCTACTCTTTTCAAAACTCCAATCATGGCGTTAATAGCCCACACTTCATCAAATGTCTTACTGTGTGTAATCATTTTATGATAGTCCAACTGACTATTACCCATAGCAATAATAGCTATGTTCTTACCTTCTAGCTCTGGTATTGGTTTCATGTGGTGGGAATGCGAACTTGGTCGTATCTGTATTGACTTTGAGTTCCTGCTCCCTCAGAAGTATTCTTTAATCTGCCAATGGCATCTTGGAAGCGTTGTTCAAAATTGGCCATTTCATTTGGATCTAATTTTAAGAATGTCGCTGCCTCTACCAGGGAACCGTAAAGTAAAGAATTGGTTGCATTGTCGGAAAGCCATGTGGTTCCGCTATCCCCAGCAGCCGTTAATGATGCGGGTCTATAAAAATAGTGTAATTCAAAAGTATAAGTAGCATCGGGCGTCGGTGCCAAAATAAAACTATCGCTGTCAAATTCGGCGTAATATTTTGGACGTCCCGTGACCGATCCGGATGTTGTTGGTTTATAAGAGCGCATAAAACTAACTTGTTTTAATAACAAATAATAGTAAACATTACTGGATATGACGGCCAAACTGAAAGGGGCTAAGAAGTCTGAGGGCATTCCCAAATAGGGGGTATCGGCTGATGCGGTTCCTGTTACATTTTTTCTAAAATTATCCAGCCAAACATTTTTAAGAATCCGTTCTTCTGCCTGCTTAATTATGACATCAAGATTATTAACAAAAGTAGTCTCAGAACTATCTACATAATCCTGTATTGCTGTTTTTAATCCGCTATAAGTAAAACTCACGATACTGGCCCTGCTGTTGCTGTACTCCCACCACCGGTTACATCTCCTGTGGTTGCAGTACCGGTTGAAGTAAAGCTATATTCATTTGTGTCCACAACCGTTATTGTATACCCACTTGCACTTTCAAGCACGGCTGTTGTAACTCCATCAAAAGCTTTAGTTGATCTAAAACGCACGGTATCTCCTGTGGTTCTATTGTGTTTAAATTCCGTAACAGAGATTACTGTATTAGCACCGGAATCGCCACTCCTAAATGGATTCAAAGGCAACAAAGCTTGTGCAGGTCCAACCGCGACAAAAGGACCGCCTCCTCTGGCTCCAACTGTTCCTGTGCCTGCAACAGCAGTAAATGTGTAAGTATCATCGTCTACTTTAGTTATGGAATAGCCATCAGGATCCTGTAGCGTTCCTGTAGTAAACCCATCAAAAGACTCTGTGTTTCTAAAGCGTACTTTATTTCCTGTCGATTTACCGTGATCGTCTTGAAACACCTTAATGACTGCACTGCCCTGAGTAGATAAAAGAGGATTGCTAGTCAGCATAGATACTGCTGCCGGTTCCGTACGATCGGGTCTTGGGTTCCTAACAGCTTGAGGATCAGCCCCAATTGGAGGAGGATCTAATTGAGGCTGTTTAATATCAAAACATTCCGGACAGGTCATAAAACCGTCCCACTGTTCTTTTAATTGCTTTAAGCGGTAGCGTTGTCCACACGTATCACAAATTGCCCACGTAAGCTTGCCTGCGGCAAAGGCCATTTATCCTCCCCAAGGTGGTATTGGTCTAGGTGGCATCGTTGGAGGGCCAACCGGAGTTGGAGCCGGCATCGATGGAGGCGGAGTTCCAGGGCCTGGCATCGTTGGAGGGCCAATTGGCTGTGGATCCCAAGGAGTAGGCATTGGAGGTTCTGGACCAAAGTCGAACTCGTCCCAACGTCGTCCGCTTCCTAAACTTCGTATTTGAGCTTCAATTTGTCTTAATTGTTCCCTTAACTGTTGTCTTTTTCTTTTCAAAGCTGCAAGACTTATTCCCGGTGGTCTTGGGGGCCTTGGTCCTCCGGGTTCCTCTATGGGTGGTCTTAGTGTTGGTGGCTGTTGCAGGAACCGTTTAAATCCAGGAGGAAGGGGTTTCATACGTTCACCTCCTTTACCAGGTAATAAACTTCCTAAACCTTTTTTTCCTTGTACCTTATCAAACCATGAAGCCATTTCTTTCTCCTTAAATAACTAATCTCGGCGGTATAAACTTAGAGCTTACAGAATCAATGTCTTCAAAGGCCGCTCTGTCAAATTCTTCGTCGTATATCTGTTTTAATAACTGTACCCTATCCGGCGCTCTTTTCATAGCCAAATAATAAGCCAATCCTGCTGTCATACACGGGAGAAACCTAAATACGGTTTCCATGTTATTGGTGTAATCTCCAGCATCTTGCATTCTGGTCAAGGCATAGTAATAAATTATATCCGTTGAATTTTCCGGAGTAGGATATAAATACAATCTCGGTGTTATATGCCGTTCTAAAAAGAACTGACTTGGTTTACTTTCAGTAGATTTATTGGGTGTGTATAAAAAATCAGATCGACTGATTCTTGTTAACTGATAATCAACGCTATCACGTTGAATAACCGCAGAGGTTATATCAATAATATCCGTACCTAGATCCTCATAATTAGTCCCTTCGGTAACGGTAAAATTACTTTTGGTAATAAGCCATTGATTTAAACCCCGATTTCCCCATTCAGCAACTAAAAGATTTAATGAACGACGTGCAGTCTCTAAATCGTACCCGGTACGAAGTTCAAGACCACATCGTTCATAAGCCTCTTCTATAAGCTCATCTACACTAAGATCAAATGAAGTTGTCCCTGATGTGGCCATATTTTAATAACCACCGGGTTTAGACTTCTTCTTTTTCTTACCTTTTTTACCATGAACAATACCGCCGTGCATGTAGCCGTTTGCATACGGATCTTTACCCTCTTGTATTGCTCTTCTTCTATTAGTTAATCCAGGCATTATTTTCTCCTAAAAATATTTAGTTACTTTTCTACGGCTTTCCATAACCTTTCCACATCCCACAGCAATTTTAGCTTTCACTGGTTTCTTTGGGGAAACTTTTGCTGTTTTTTTAGTCATGTCTCCTAGTTATGAGGTGCTTCGTAATATTTTAAGAATTCACCCCAAACCGTGTATTCATTACCAGCATCTGCTGTAGAAGGTATAACCAATAGGACATCGCCAGTATAACCGGATGCCTCTGTATTTATTAAACCACCTATATCACTGAAATCGAACGCATTGTCATACGCCAATGTTAAAAAAGTAACGTCTGTCGTTGCATCCCAATCTAGGGAAGCCGGTGCATCAGGGGCTCCGCTTACGGTGTACCAAATTTTATTTAGTGCAACGTGCGTGCATGAGTTACCGTTTGTAGTCGATTTTTCAAGGGCAGAAACATCAACTAATGTTGTGCTACTGCCACTTCCATCTGAATATACAGAACAATACGTAACTAGTTTCTTATCAAAGTCGTACTGAATAGTTGGTCCTGTGACTGAATCAGCCATGTCTACCTCCTATTAAGCGTCAGCAAATGGTGTTACTAAAGTTCCTGAACCTAACAATTGAGCTGCAACATGATACTTAGCACTTGCCATTGCAGTGAAAACTACAATACTTCCTACTAATCCACCTTTAGTGGTACCGTTTTGAGTAAAAACATCGTTAGATGAACCAGAAATAAAGGTCTTACCAGCTGCACTGTCATCAATACCAGTATACGCACCACCAACAAACTTATCTGTACCATCTGTTTTAATATCCATATCTGTAGCAGCAGTTACTACTATAAAAGTGAATTGGGCACCTAAGTTAGCTAATTGGTTTGGATCTGTTTTATCTGTAGGTTCTGTAACTACGATACTAGGAAGTGTGAACACTCCGTCTGCATCATTACATAAAAGCGGTCTACCTGCGTGTGAAGCTACTGTAATTGTAGTATTAGCAGTTAAGCTGACAACAGAGTTATAACCTGCATTGATAAACCCAGCAAGGGATCTTACTGGACCTGAAAAAGTTGATTTAGCCATTTTATTCTCCTAACTAAAACTGTTATACCATCTTGGAGTAAGTCTGCCGAGTCAGTTGATATAACAAATTATCTCGGAATCATTTGAGTATAGCAGAAAAAGTTTTAAAGGGAATAGAAATAAAGTGCCGGGTTGAGTAAGAAACCCCCGGCGGGGTTCCATAATTACGTATTAGCCTTATGCTCCAGGGCTACCGAATACACAACGGGGGTCAGACCACCCGAATGAGTATCTTTCGCGAGCTTTGTACCTAACATTACCAGTATCAAAATCAGCTTCCATCGAAGTTCTGATTGGTGAACGATCAAACATTTTGAATCCGTTCGGACAATCAGTCTTGATGAACCAAGCATCAGTATCTGTCAGATAATGATTAACAGTATAGCCTTCAGGGACGAGTCCCATGTTGCGTATAGCGTTAATATCATTATCAGCAGTGCTTACTCTGCCGGGTGATTCCAATATTCTATCAGACACGAACTGTAGCTCTTTAGGGATAATTAACTTAGTCCCTTGAAGTGCTACTTTTAAACCACGCTCATCAGTGAAGGCAGCTATATCAATTAGTGCTTGTTCCAATGAAGTTTCGCTCAGGTCAGCAGATGTTGAAAGTTCATTCCGCAAGTTAGCACCACCCACAGTTGGGTGGTCAGTTGCGCAAAGTTCTTTCGTATCACCGCCAGGGTAACTTGAATTGAAAGCTCTATTTAATACAGAAGCTCCTTTGATTTGCTTGGTGTTCGCCATACTTCTTGCAAGCGCTCTGGTATATCTTGCCGATAATCTATCGTACAAGTTATCTTCGACCGCTTCTTCTGTAATGCTGAACGCCAGCGCGACAGTTTCATGTGTGTAACGTGACGTGAAAGCCTCTTGGGCTTGGTCAAACGCTACGCCTGCTCCTTCTGACTTAACCGGTGCGGTATCAAAGCCTGTTAACATTACTTCTTCCTCGAAAGCACGATCACTTGATTCGGTTTCAAAAATCGCTTCTGATTCCTTGTCATATCTATCGTACTCAAGGCCGAATAATGCGTTCAAACCTGGAAGTAATTCTTTGACTAATTGGGCTCTAGTAATTGCCATTTATATTACTCCTTATGTACCAGCGACTGCACCACGCATGTAATGCTCATTAATTAAAACAATTAAGTTCGCATTATCTGCGGTGAGGTCACCGTTTACGTCGTCTTGGACCACACTTACAATTTTAAGCTGTAATGCTGCTGTAGTTGCTATGGTACTAGAGTCGAGTTCGCGAGTAGCAACACCAGTTGTCGTACTACCACCTATGCCCTCAGTATCAGCATTTCTGCCTATACATGTCTGGGCCGAAGCACCGTCCGCCTGAACAATAAACAATTGATTAGGATCGTCATAGATATAAGCTTCTATGTCTCCACTTCCAAGTGCCGTTGTGCTGGCTGGATAGTAATTCTTAAAGGTAGGAGTTCCGTCAGTAGCAACATAATAACAATGCGAAAACGCACCAACTATATTAGGAGAACTAACTCCTGCTGAGTTAATAAAACCAGCTGCAAATATGGTTAAGTCACCTTGGTAGATGCTTGTACCATATCCGGAGGTGCTAATATTGTACTTGTTAACTATTTGAACGGAAGAACCGGCGCTGTTCCCCTTATAGGGGTTTAAGCCAAAGGCTTTGTCTACATTTGCCATTTCTTGTCTCTAAATTCCAAGAATTAAAATCAAGAACCCTTATTCGGATGAACCTTGGGTTCCACCTATTGTTACGCGAGATTGTCTCTCAGGTCTACTGATAGACATCGAGGGGTGACTTCCATCTCTCAACATATCGTTATCGACAGCATCCATCTGATTTTGCGTTTTAGACGCAAAAAAAGTTTCTCTTTCCTGTACGGTTTCGATAGGAATCCTACATAGAATCAACCCGCCAACTCCAATCACTCCTTCAAATTTACCTTCTTCCACTATCGGAGATTCAAAGTCTGGGTATTCATCTGCTCTCACAGGTACCCAACCTTCTCTAAGTCGAGCCATGACGTTCTTACGATCATCTTGGCCTCTGACCTCTAATCTCACCCAGCGGTGAACATGTCCTTCGGGAGGTTTTGGTGCATCCAATGCGGATGGCGGGGCCCATGGTTTTCTCGCTACTTTCTTTTCGCGAGTTTGGGCTTCGCGTGGTTCACGACTTTCGTCGATGTTTTTATTTTTCGTTGTCATTGTTGCTCCACGTTATTCAACATATTTCGCGTACTCTTCTAAAGGCACACCCAATTTCTTTGCTATCGTTACCTGTGACGGTGTGAGTCTCACAGTCTTGCGCCCAGACTTAGCACTGCGTTTAGCAGATGCAACCGCTTGAGCGGGACGATTCGCTTGCGTTCTACCATCAAATTTATGAGGGAATTCCGTACGAATTCGTTTATTAACTTCATCATAATACTCATTACTGGTGGCGTCAAACCCTTCGTTGAGTAAATCTTGATGAATTACGAAAGAAGTCATGGTCATAGCCCTGTCATTTCCGAACCAAGGATTCTCTTCCGCCCAATCTTGGGCTTTAGGATCTGGGTCTGGATAAGATGGTTGGGCCTGTGGCACGGTTTCTTGCGTAAATTGTTGTGGTGCCGTTACCTGTCCTTGACGGACATTACGCTCTTGATTTAAAGCCTGCACGCGCTGGGCTTCCACTGCAAGAGCAGCCAATTTCTGTTGTGCGTTTACTTGTGTATCGGTATCTGCTTCTTCGTTTGCTTTTTTTAATACATTTTTCGCTGCTTCGGTTTCGGCTGTAATTCTGTTGGCTTCTGAAATAATATAATTACCATCTAAGTTTTGTTTCGCTTGTTGTAAACTTTGATTTTCGGTATATACATTCTTTGCATATTCAGTTGCCGCTTGTTCTCTTCGTTCTGATTCTCTAAGCTTCCCGGTTAATTTATCAATTCGTTTCTTTACATTCTTACTATATTCTTCGTGTTCGTCAGTTTTTGCTACTTCTTCTTTCTCGATTTCTACTTCAGGTATTGCTTCCGCGCCCCCTTCGTTCCCTAATATAGGTTTGTCGGGTTGTTGCGGTTCAATAGGAAGTGCAGAATCTTCGTCAATATCAACATCTACTTCGGGACCCGTATCATCTATGGGTACGGTTTCTTCAGCAGCGTTGAGATTTAATTTATGCTTTGGCATGGTTATTCTCCATGATTAAAATTGATGCAGAATTGCTTCTGGGTCTGGTACTGTAGCGATGATTTCATCATCGTTCAACAGTTTTATTTCTCCGCCCTCTATGTGTATGCGAGAACCTGCGTATCTTCCGATCAATACCCAGTCCCCCGGTTTACACCAAGGTCCGCTAGAAAATCTTTCTCCGTCGTAGGCCTGTGGACCTACTTTTAATACATAGCCAAGAACACTTCCGACTTGTTGTCTTTCCACTGTTTCGTTGGTTAAGACAATACCGCCCTCCGTTTTTCCTTGACCTCTGTAAGGTAAAATCATTATGCGCCAACCCGTTGGTTCAGGTAATTTATCCAACAGCTTGGAGTCCAGCTTATCTGGATTTAACGTACCAGCGTCGCCTTTCTTTTTCCCACTATCATATACTTTTTCTAAAGCAGCTTTCTCTGTCTCCGCTTTTTTCCATTTTTCTTCCATTGCTAATGTACTTGAATTAGCCATCATCAATCACTCCCTGATTTTTTAAAATTGTCCGTATTTCTTCGCGGATATAATTCAGCGCTTCGATGTGTCCAGTAAGATTACGATAATGTTCCCAATTTTTGACTTCACCATTGGTCATCATTTCCTGGATTTGCTGCTCTTTTTTCTCTATAGCGCGCGTTACAGCCGTCGCGAATTGTATTTCGTCTATGTCATCGTCCCCATGTATTTGAAGGTTGTGTTTGTTGTGCCATTGGTTTTAGCCATGAAGCCAAAGCTTGTGCGGGTGGTGCCGGTGCTTGCCATGGCTGTAAAGTAGGGGGTTGCCAAGGCGCTGGTACTGGAATAGTAGTTATACCACCAAGATCCGGAACTCCGGCAGCGCCGTAAGGATCTGATTGATATTGTCCACTCACATAAGGATTATAACCAATTGAGGGACCCGTCAACGTATATTTTCCCGTTGCTGCTGCTGTTTGAGCTTCCCATGCTGCTCGTTCTGCTTCTTGTTTCGCTTGTTGAGCCGCTTGTTCCGCTCGCAGTTCAGCAATCAAGGCGTTTAATTTATCTACTTCCGACTCTTCTGTAACTCCAGTGTCAACTCCGGTATCAATTCCAGTATCAACTCCAGTGTCAATTCCAGTATCGACTCCGGTATCAACTCCGGTATCGACTCCGGTATCGACTCCGGTATCGACTCCGGTATCAACTCCAGTGTCAACTCCGGTATCAATTCCGGTATCAATTCCGGTATCAATTCCGGTATCACCTGTAGGTCCTACTTCCCTCCATTCTCCTTGAACAAAGATCCAAGTCACATTGTTTCCATCCATATATACCT